GGTAGTGGATCCATTCCCATACCCATTCTAGCCTCATCAGGTGTCATAATACCACCATTAACTAGAGTAGAATAGTAAGCTGCTTCATCTCTCAATTCTGGCTGTAGGGCAGGAATGCCGGCTACATCCTCGTAAATCTCAAAACCAAAAAATGCTTGATAAGCAGAGTTTAGTTTCTTTATAATTGGAATAATAGTCTCTAAATAATAGAGTCTATGATTCGGTCTGATATTGGCGTTATTTCCACTATCAACTAGGACTGGTGGAACACCCAATGCTTTTAAGACTATCTTCTCGTTAGAATCAATAGAAGGTCCAAAGTCTAACTCCTTAAAACTGACGTTTGAGATAGAATCTATTTCCATCCCACCGTCTAGAATCAAAGGGTTTCTTCCACCAGATTGAGGTCTGTACTGTTGTTTCCAGTCCTCTTTCATTCTGTCCTTGACACGCGGTGATAATGTATCTGGAGACTTAATTACTAATCCTGGGACAGCTCCGTTATTAAAGAAGTTGTCTTGGAAGTCTCTCATTGATTTCATCAACTTCATCGTTCTAACAGCAGGTCTTAATCTTGAGATGCCTCTGTATATTGACTGAGAGTTGTTGTCTTTAATATGAATAATCTCATTTGGAGAATAGTCAATTCGCCCGTCAAATTCATACTTTTCTATATAAGTACTCTCATCTGCATAGATAGTCATCTTTGTAGAAGGTAGATGGTACAGATGCGCACCATCAAAATAGATAAACATATTTCCATCTAGCATTAAATCCATGAGTAGGTTTCTTCTAAAAGAATGAATATCCTGATATGGATTTGGCTGGTAGTTGAGCAGTGTATCTAGAGTCTTTCTTTTAATTCCAGGTCTCATTGGAAAACCTACTTTTTCGGTTCCAATCGAATAGTTAATCTCTGCGGCATCATCAACAATCATGTTAACGGCTCTGTTTACTATTTCGAGACTTTCGTAGAATAAAACGTACGATCTTTCCGGTTCCCTACTGGAGGCTTCTGGCTGCTCCATAGCGATATAACGCTGGGCCGGATTTAATTTTTCAAGTAGCCAGCTTCCTAGCTTCATCTAGCTTCTCCTTTTGAATCCTAACCCAGTTTTTTTGCTTTTCAGCAGTAGCTAGAGCAGGGTCTTTTCCGTAAACCGAGTGAAGCTTCATATGATGACTATGACAGAGAGTTACCGTATCTTGATAGAGCTCTTTTTCATGCTCTGCGATGAATTGGTCTCGAATTGCTAAGACTTCCTCGTCCGTCGCTACACTGACCTTTTTGGTCCTACACCATTTCTCAAAGAGTGGCGTTAGTGTGTAGTAATGGTGAAAGTCTAGCTGTTCTGTTACTCCGCAAATCTCACAGGAAGTTCCCTTGTTATAACGGGCTTTAGCTTTATCGCGAACATGCTTGATAGGAATCCGTTTCATATCCGCTGAATGTTTTGCCATATTTCTCACTCCTATTTCATGTAATTATAGTTGGTTGGGGCAAAAAAGTCAAGGTCCAAAATAGCGTGGTTCCCTTAAAACCCACTCCAACTGAAAAATTCTAGTCAAATTAAAATCCACCCGCGCTAATCTTATATGAATAGATAGCGTATCTGATGGCGTCGGCCATGTGACACGCCTCATTGTGAACGGGCTTTTCTTTAGTTAGACCTTCACGGTTGTCCCACTGGTACTGGTCAAACGAGAAAAGAACGTGTTTGCATTTGTCCGAAACTACGATTTTGTCATTATCACAAAGAGCCGAAATATAACTGATACCTGCTAGTACGTCCTTCTTAGCATTATTCATGCTGATGCCGTACTGCTGTGCGAAGTCGAATTTCATCTGCTGGTTAGCGGAGTCGATATAGGTAAAGTCTACTTCCCACTCGTCGATGAGTCTCTCGATTTCGACGGCGTGACCCGCAGTAGTTTTTTCATTGTCCTGATACTCATCGACAATGTAAAAGGTTTCGTCCTCTGGGCAGAAAGCTACAACGACCTGCGCTGTGGGATCTCTGAAACCAACGTCTAGTCCTGAGATTTTATCCATCTTGGACGTGTCGAGGTCTGACAGATCAAGAATCTGAGTCTCCTTGAGATCCCAAATCTTACCTTCGAAGGTCGAGAAGTCGGCTTCGTACTCCTGACGGAACTCAGCATCGCTCATGGAGCGACGGGCTTCGTCAACGTCCTCAGCAGTCATTCTAGGATTGTCCTTCCAGGTTGCCTTTACGGAGAACCACTGAGGAAACTCGTCGCTGAATCCACGATCAAAGAACTTAGAGAACCAGTTCTTCTTACCACGAGGTGTCGAAATAAAGATCGCCTTTGAATTGGGTTTATCTAGTGTAGGACGTAGAGACACGTTAAAAGCTTCTTCGCCATCCGTAAGCGCGGCTTCGTCGAAGATAATCAGATCGTAACTGCGTCCAACGCAGCTGTCTACCTGATTTACCGAACCGATACGAATAGTCGAACCGTTTACTAGCTCAATTACACGATCCTTCGCGTTGTCCTTCACGACTTCGATATCGAAGTGCTTGATAAGCGAACGCTGTAGATCGAATGAGATAGAGGATAGATTGTAGTTCGGTGCCATGACCAGAACATTCGACCCTGGGACCAAAGAGACTACTTGTCCGATGATATTCGCGATATAGGTTTTACCCTGACGGCGAGATAGAGCAGCACACCCAAAACGATACTTCGGGTTATTAATTCCATTCACTAGTGCAATCTGCGACGGAAGTGGATCTAGTTGCAGTTCCTTCAGATACTTGCCTATAGGCACTCGCATAAATGCACTCGGATACTGAACTATAACGTCTGTGGGTATGTCTGCTCTACTTATAATCATGTTAATAATGCCTTTGCACGCTTCGTGCGTTCAGTTCTGTCAGCCAATCCATTGGTACCACCGTTGATACGCTTTGTAAGCGCGGTGCCATTATCTACATCAGCTAACAAGTTTAAATTCTTTGAGTTCCAATACCAGACCGCTAAACGAACAGCGATCTCTGGGTCGGCGGCTAGATCAGGATTTGCAACTAGTGCAATACCTGTAGAGGTCTGTGCTCTCTGGTAGTTCTCACGTCCAGTCAGGTGAACAAGTCCGCGTCCACGGTACTTCCACCCATCACCTGGCTGCACATTTCCCATTCTGTCACCATACACACTATTTGCAAGCCCTTCGGGATTACGAACAACCGTAGCGGCCGAAGCCTTTGTAAAGCGGCTAGGCCATACACGAGCAATCGTGTCAGCAGATGTATAGTTTAAGTTCTCAACAAGTTTCTGAAAGCCCCCACTCTCGTGGGCCATCTGACCCAGCCAGTGGGAAAGACGAACTGGAGAAGAGGCAATAGATCCTATATACTGTGACATAGCCTTTCCGAGAGCATCAGCGTGCTTAGTGGCTCCCATATGCTTCATTACAGCAGTCCAGGTTACTGGCCCCGGTTCTCCGTCGGCTGTAACTCCTAGTTTAGTTTGCACTCTTCCCCAGTCAATCATTAGTGGTTTTCCTGTGTAGGGTCATCCGTAATGGACATACCCTCTTTTCCTACGGATACTCGTCTCTTTACTAGTTGAGCAATATATCCAGTCATGATAGTGAAAACTTGAGCATGTGCTATTACTGCAAGCCAAAATACGTAGAGTGCAGTGCTAGATACTAGCCATAGTCCGATAGCAGCGTAAAGTATAAAAATGATAGCACCTCCAAGCATAATCCATAAGGCTAGATTCTTGCGTTCATTTGTTTCTATGTTAAGCCAGTTCATTATAAAGGTACTGCATTTTGCAGGTATCCTACGACACTCTTAGAGATAGCGTGAGTTCGTGAAACGATCTCTTTATCACTAGCGGTGCTCTGGGCTGGTAGTCCAACGGTAATAGTACCAATTGGATACTTCAGCGGATTTACGAGGGGACATACTGCTACTCTGCTAAGATCGTATTTATAAAAATACCGACTAGTAGAAATATCGATGCCTCTTGTTAGTATGATACATTGAGGATTGTCAATAGAGGCCCACATTTTGCGAAGGCTTCTGTTGGATGCCGACAGCGGTTCTTCTATTTTAACCTCATCGAATTGTTCAGTGTAAAAGGTACTCGTCGCTTCAGTGAACGGAATCCCTGTAAGATCGTGCCGTCCGTTGTGAAACTGTCGTATAACAACACTATGAGCATCTAGATCAATCGCTAGATTTTCTATGGCTTCATTCACAAGTTCAGCGCTTTCAAGCTGAGCCTTGAATCTCTCAGATTCTTCCGTTGGACTTATAATCGAACGTTCCAACATATCGTAGCTTCTATAGCCAATATACGTCATTATAATTATAAGAACACCCGCTAGGGTTGGAAGGGGTCTTAATGCTAGGGAATTTACGAGTCTTCTTAAAGCGTCACTTATCTCCTTTATCAAGCAGTCTCTCCATCAACTGTCCATAGTTGCCTTGGCCAAAGTTAGCGATGTTAACCGTTGGTCCAGTTTGGTCATTCTTTATCTCATCGACGCGCATCTGGTGCGCGAACTTGAGAAGTTCTAGAAGATCTTTGGAAGTATAGATGCCACTTTCTTCAGCTTCTTCCAGCTTGGACTGTATCATACGATCGAGGACTTCCCCGATCTTATGCTTGTTTCGATAGCCTCGATCGAGATAGATTCCTGTGATGTAGTCTTTAACGTCCTTGCGCTCAAGTAGCTGAACTACTTGATACTCCGGAATTTGTAGTTGTTCGGCTGTGTCTTTAGCTGAACCGTATGTTAGATAAGCATTGGCTATATCCAGAGCTTCGGGAGTTAAGGCTACATGGTTACTCATGCCCACACCCTATAAGGTACTACTGGCTCAACAACGTAGGGTTGAAGAGCCTTTATAATATCTTCGCTTGTTTCGGAAAATCTCAGATTTACATGCCAGTCAGTATATTCTTTTTCGTCTCTTATAAACGATCCAATAATATCTACTGATACATTTTGTGCTGGAGTTAAATTTTCTTCGAGAATACCTAAGCCTACTAGTAGAGAGTTCATCGTTTTTTCATCTACTGTTTTTAAATTAAAGTCCATGATATTTTCCTTATTATAATAACGGTAAGCGAGTATTACTAAACCGTTTTCGGTAGTAAGTAATGTTGAGGATATGACCATTGAGGCTTTGAACATTCGCATGCGAAGTTCCAATATTCATTTGTGAAACCGTAGGAACAGTCCCAGAACTATCTGTTATTACAGCAGCACCTCTAGTAGACTGTGCGAAACTATTAAGCGCATATGCAAACGCTGTTTTTCCTGAAAGGCCACCTGAGAGCGTACCACTGTTAAATGATACTTGCTCAGAACTAGCTGTTGTAACTAGGCCAATGGCAGCAGTGGCAGAGAAATATCCATAAATACGGTTTGCTGTAGAATTACTGTTTATATTAACGACTGCGTTCGCAGAGGAGGTCGAAAATGAAGTTGCGTTCCAAACAATAGTTCCTTCACTCTGGTTATACCAGCTTGAGAAATTTGTTCCTGTCA